GGCTCCTTTGCCAAGGATTAAAAATTACGAAAGGGGGTAACGATGTGGAAGTTACAGCAGAATTATTAAGAAGTTATCTAGGAGAGAATTATCAACCGTCTGATGAGCAACTTATCTCATTATATGTTGAAACACATGAGTTTTATAAGCGTATGCAGACGGAATTGAAAAATTCACCATTAATGATGGAACATACAAACAAAGCTAACGCCACAAATTACATTAAAAACCCGTTATCGATTGAATTAACTAAATGTGTTCAGACATTGAACAACCTTTTAAAGTCAATGGGATTAACACCTGCTCAACGTAAAGAGTTGAATAAAGGTGGTGTTATTGGTGACGGATTCGAGGAATTTTAAAGGACAAATAATCATTACAAAGCATTCACCACATTCATTGACAACGTGGTATGCAAAGCAAGTAGTAGCTAAGAAGATAACAGCTTCAAAGAAAGTCATACAAGCTTGCCAACGCCATTTAAACGACTTAGAAAGACAGGGTACTGATGATTTCCCTTGGGTATTCGATGAAAAGCTAGCGCACAGACCAATTCAATTCATTGAGAAGTTCTGTAAACCTAGTAAGGGTGTTGTTAACAACCTAGTTATGCAAGGGTGGCAACACTTTGCGTTAGGTTCATTATTTGGTTGGATTCATAAGGATACTAAATTAAGACGTTTCAAAGAAGGTTTAATATTCGTATCCCGTAAGCAAGGTAAAACTACTTTACTAAGTGGAACGGCTATCTATGGATCTTCTAAAGACGGTGAAAAAGGTGCTGATGTAATCTTATTAGCTAACAGTATGAAGCAAGCAAGGATATTGTTTGATGAATCTAAAGCTATGATTAAATCAAGTACGCCATTATCGCAACGTTTCCGTCCTCTAAGAGACGCAATACATTATGATGCAACATTCTCTAAGATTGAGCCTCAAGCGTCTGATAGCGAGAAATTAGACGGATTAAATACGCATTTAGGAATCTTCGATGAAATACATGAGTATAAAGATTATAAATTAATAAACGTAATTAAGAATAGTAGACAGAGTCGTGAACAGCCGTTAATCGTGTACATAACAACAGCAGGTTATCAGCTTGACGGACCATTAATGAACTACTATGAACAGTCTGCTGATGTGTTGAATGGTGTTGTTACAGACGAAAGAACATTCTATTACATGGCAGAATTAGACTCACCTGAAGAGTTTGACAAACCAGAGATGTGGATAAAAGCTAATCCGAACATGGACGTATCAATTAAACTTGATGACATGATAGAAGACTGGGAGAAAGCTAAGCGTACACCAAGCGAACGTAATGACTTCATTACGAAACGGTTCAATATGTTCGTATCAAGCAATGTAGCATCGTTTATCGACTATGATGTGTTGATGCGAAACAATAAATATAAAGATATTTCAGTAGTTGCGAATAATTATATAGGCGTGGGTTCTTTTGACCTTTCTGACAGCGAAGACCATACGTCTGCATACTTAGAATGGGCTATACCTTCAACGGGCGAAGTTGTTCTAATGGGACATACTTGGGTGCCACAATCTAAAGTGGATCAAGACAATGAGAAGATTGATTATCGAGCATTACAAGAAGAAGGATTACTTACAATCGTTCCTGGTGAATACATCAAGAAAGAATTGATATTCGATTGGTTCGTTGAACAATCCAAGAAGTACAAGATTGAGAAAATCATGTATGACCCTGCCAAAGCTTTCGGACTAGTTGAAGAGTTAAAGGGTTACGGCTTCGAGTGTGAGGTTGTACGACAAGGATTCATTACATTGGGTCCTGCGTTAGATGATTTAAAAGAACGCTTCTTAGATGGTAACGTAGTGTTTAATGATAATAGACTGTTTCGATGGTACACTAACAACGTAGTTTTAAAGACTGACAGAAACGGTAATCATTTACCAACAAAGCAAAACAAGTATCGTAAAATTGACGGCTTTGCGGCTTTATTAAACGCTCATGTTGAAGTTATGAAGAAGTTTACGGCACATAAAGGAAGTGGAGAGATTAAATTCATCTCACTTAAGGACTTATAAACATGTAGAAAGGGGTGAGAAAAATAAAAATATGGAACAAGGTTAAAACAAAGTTGTTCGTAGCTCAAGCGTCAAGTATCCCTGGTGGGAGTACAGTTTCAAACTTCAATGCATGGACTGGGCGTAGTTTTTTCGGTGTAGACAACACACAATTAGCTACAAATGAGACGATTTTCAGTATTATTACACGTTTAGCTAACACTATGAGTAGTTTACCAGTTAAATTGTACAAAGATTTTGACGTAGTTAACAACGGAATTAGCGACTTACTTATTAACCCGAATCAGAACATGTCGGGTATGGAATTTATTAATAAGTTAGAAGTTTCGCGTAATGAACATGGTAACGCTTATGCGGTTATCATTAGAGACACTCTAACGCGTCCTATACAGCTACTACCTATCGAAAACTCAACAGTTTCGCCGTTTATTGACAGCGATTCGGGTGAATTATACTACCAAATCCGTGGAGATAACGCTACTTCTTACATTCACAATGCTAATATGATTCATTTAAAGCATATTACAGGAGTTAATCGTATTGAAGGTATATCGCCACTGAAGGTATTGAACAACGCACTTAAATACGACAAGGCTGTACAAGAGTTCTCCTTATCCGAGATGGAAAAGAAGGAATCATTCAAATTAACGTATGGCGCTAACATTGACGAGGCTAAACAACAGCAGGTTATTGATAATTTCAGACGTTTTTACTCTGAAAATGGAGGTATTTTATTTCAAGAACCTGGTGTTACGATTGATTCTATTCCGAAATCATACAACGCATCTGATACAAGTGCGGCAGAAAAAGTCACACGTGCACGAGTAGCTAACGTATTCAATGTACCATTAACATTCTTGAATGAAGGTTCGGCATTTAGTAGCAATGAGCAGTTAATGACGCAATTCGTACAAACGACTTTAACACCGATTGTACGCCAGTATGAACAAGAATTTAACCGAAAATTGCTATCTCAAGCCGATAGAGCTAACGGTTATTACTTTAAATTCACTGTTAACGCTTTACTTAGAGGTGATACGGCAACACGTGCCAACTTCTATCAGATGGGAGTACGTAACGGGTGGTTCACTCAAAATGAAGTTCGACAGTTTGAAGACTTACCGCCATCATCTATCGAGAATGCGAATAACTTATGGATTTCGGGAGATCTTTATCCTATTTCTGTTCCAATTGCCGAGCGAAACGGTACAACAACCGTAACAAGCGGAACAAATACAACAGATGAAAGGGGTGAGAACAATTAAAAAGGAAAAAACATTCTTTGAATTCAAAGCTTTAGCAAATAAGAAAGCGTCCATTTACATCCAAGGTGAAATTACACCTTATGCGTATGAAGAGTTTGGCGAGATGTCGGCAACGGCATTCAAAGCGAAGTTAGAAGCATTAGGGGACGTTGAACAGATTGATTTATATACAAATTCTCCAGGCGGGAGTGTGTTTGACGGTTTAACTATTGCTAATATGCTTAAACGACATAAAGCTCGTGTAGTAGCACACGTAGACGGTTTAGCGGCATCTATTGCTTCAGTTATCGTAGCTAGTGCGGATGAGGTTGTAATGCCTTCTAATTCTATGATGATGATTCATAATCCATTAGTAGGAATCGTAGGTAACGCTAAAGAAATGCGTGAACAAGCTGATATTTTAGACAAAGTAACGGATTCATTAGTAGAAACTTACATGGCTAAAGTTGGCGATAAGACTACAGAAGAAAACATTCGAGCGTTAATGGATGCTGAAACATGGCTTTCAGCTAAAGAGGCGGTCGAATTAGGTCTAGCTGACGTTATCGACGAACCAAATAAAATGGTTGCTAGTATTTCGAAAGAATACGAGAACAAATTTAAGAACATCCCTAAAGCGCTCCTTGAAGTTGATAAAGAACCTCAAGCAAATGTTTTAACGGATGCAGAACGACAGGCTATTTTAGCTGAATCAAAAGCAAGTCAAGCTTATTTACAAACACTAAACTTATTATAGGAGGTCATTACAAATGACTACATTATTCGAAATTAAACAAAACATGGCTACAATCGGTCAACAAGTTGCAAAGTATGATTCAGAACTA